CTCCTGGTCTGCGGCTACTGCAAACGCCCCTACCGCGCCGGAGTCGCCGGGAGAACCCGCAAGGACGGCACGAAGTTGAAATACTACGGATGCCCCGGCAAAGACCACCGCGGCGACTGCCCAGACTCAAGGATGATCCAGCAACATATCATCGATGCCGCCGTGGAAACCAACCTGCTCGGCACCCTCGCCCGCCTCGAAGACCTCCATCAACTCTGGATCGCCAACCGCGAAACCAACCCCGCCGAACAGCTCGCAGCCATCGACCGCGAAGCCGCCACCCTACGCACAAAAAAGCAGCGCCTAGTCGCCGCCATCGCCGAAGGAATCATCGACTGGACAGACGCCAAGGCCCAAAGCACGCAAATCGAAACCGCCCTAGCCGACCTCACCCAACAACGTGCCACCCTCGCCAACACCACCACCGAACCGCCCCCCTGGGACGCCCTAGCCACCATAGCCGAAACATGGCCCGCCCTCGAGGCAACCGACCAACGCGCCGCCATCAGATCCACCATAGAACAGATCCGAATCAGCGCCACCTACATGGTCATAAGCTACAAATTCCCCCGCAACGCCGACGGCACCACCACCAGCCGCGTCCACCTCCCGGCCAGAGAGCCAACAAGACCAAAAAACACAAAAGCCCCGAGCACTTAGCCCGGGGCTTATTGATTCCGTCTGCGCTCGCTCGCTCTACCAACTGAGCTATAGCGGCGTGCAATAGTTTTTTAACTAAATGTTTTCGCTGATGTTCTCGCCGTTTTTACGCTACAAAACAGCCCAAAAACCTGCCAAAAATCGTTGCAGCGAGGTTGTTTTTACATCAGGGCGCGGGCGATGTCAAGGCCAAGCGAAAACTGGTAGCTCCGCTATCAATTCTGCCTCTGTTGGTACGGGGCGCGACCCGGTCAATGCCTCATCCATGACCTGATAGCACTTCGCCCATACCGCATCACGCCACACCACCCCGGCTTGACCCTCGGCGGCGAATTTGGCGTTTTGGCTGGTGGCATAGGTGCAAAGCGACATGATCCCGTCGTAATTGCGTTCCCTGGCGGTCTGGTCAAGGTGCGATTGCACGGCGGAAGTTAAACGGTTGATCGTCGCCGTTTTCGCTTCCGCCTCTAATTCAGCCGCCGTCTTGATATTTCTAAGAAAGCTCATTCGTGGTTTCCTCTTCGACTGCTACGGGTTTCCACTGAATAGGACAAGGGATTTCGCCCTCTATAATATCGAAAGTCAACTCGTCCCAAGTCTGTGTTTGGTCTGGTAGTGCCTTTGAACTGTCGTATTGGTAAAGGATTTCAACCTTGTCTCTCGTCAAGACACCAACGAAGGGAGTACCTTCAACGGCTTCCGCTTGTCCACCTTCGGGGATTTCTGACAGGTCATAGTCAATACCGTTGACAGTTACGACAAGACCGCTTATAGACACGCTTGAATGACTCTCGATTTTGTCTGTGCGTTGTATGTGTAGAATAATTTTCATGTCATTAATATCCTATGGCTATAATATGACCACCTTCTGCTGCGTTACCAACTAGGCCGGTAGTGATGTATCTTGGGTGGATCGTGACGCCGCTTGCCGAAAGTCCAGTAAATGAACAAGAAAAAGACGCTGAGTCGCCGGAAGCGGGCCCGTGTGTAGTGCTAACATAAGGGGGTACAGTGAAGGAAGTCGGGAAAATGACAGTTCTGCTTGTTTCTGCTGATGCCGGATAGGAACACAAGCAAATAAGAACACCGTTAGAAAATCTTATTGCTATTCCACTCGGCCCCGTAGTCAGTTCGATTATCTTGTTTCCGTTTGAATATAAATCTGCTGCTCTTAAATTAACAAAGCCAGCATCATCACCCGACCTAACTTCAAACGATGCTGTCGGCCCATAAAATTTTAAGATCCCGGCAGCCGCTACTGCTTCTGCATGAAAACCGATTCCCGGTTGAACTCCACTATCGTGTTCGATGATTAAGGGCATGGAACCCCATCCACCGCCGCTAACGGTATTCAAGATAAAACCACCGGACTCCTTGAGGTATTGATTATGCGGGTCGGCGGCTGCTACGTGGCTTGATACTGCGCCGGAAGGTTCAAAGGCTTCTACGTTCTGCGTCGCCGCTGTGCCGAGACTGGATTCAAGCGCATAGCCCGGATGCGGGTCGGCGGCGGCTTCGTGGGTCCCTACCGCACCGGATGCCTCGAACGCTTCTACGTTCTGCGCCGCCGCTGTGCCGAGGGTTGGCTTGCCGGTGAGGCTGTTGTAGGGGATGGGGGCGCCGTTTCCGGTGGTGTGATCGTGGGCGTTGCCTCCGGTGACGCCTTCGGCGTTTAGATTTCGGAGGTTGGCGTCCATCTCTTGATGGGTGAGGGGGATGCCTTTTTCGTCCCTCAAGGTCAGTAGTGCCATGGGCGCTCCTTTAGACGATAACGGATAGGGTAATGGCGTCGCATGCGTCGACACTACCGGGGGAGATGGCGGCGTCGACAATGGTGCCGACCTGGCCTTCCAGGGCGGCCAGGGTCACGGCGTCGCCGAATTCCAGCTCGGAGTGATCGAGGAAGACTTCGACCTCGATCATCCAGCGGCGCAGGGCGTGCCACGCCAGATAGAAATCACGCAGCATTTCGGCGTGGGCGGACGTGGTGACGAAGTTGCAGCGGAACAGCTCGGGGCGTTCCCGGCGGCCATAGCTGGCGAGGCCCGCCGCGGACTCTGCCGAGACGGCGCCGGCAAAAGCGGTGGCGTCGTTGGCATACTGTTGATAGTCGCGATCATAGAGCAGATCGATGCGGGTGATGACATCCTCCAGGTCGATCTTGCGGCGAGCGACGGCGCGGCGGCCGTCACTGTGCAGGCGGATGGCGGGGATCGCCTTGACTGAGGTGGGCGCGTCGGGCCGGACCAGCAGGGCCGGACCGGCCGGGAGCATGCGGAACCAGCTGCGGCACTCCCAGGCGATGACATCCAGCCATTCGACGGCGCGGCGCTGCTCGGTGATCGCCCCGTTAATGGCGACGGTTCCCGGCAGAGATCCGCGCACCGATACCGCCGGCCAGCTCCCGGCCCGGGCCAGAAGATCATCCATCACCTGGGGCACGGTCAGGGTGCGAGTGACGTTGACCATGACGGTATCGCCGACCAGGGTGTTGGCGACAGAGTTGCCCGAAAGTTCCACCGATCCGCTCAAGCTGACCTGCCCCGTCTTCGACACCGCCCCGCTACGGTCGACGGCGCCCGCTCGATCCACAGCCCCGCCCCGGGCCACCGTGCCGGTCTTGCTGATCGAACCGCTACGGTCGACCGATCCGCTACGGGTGACGGTGCCGCTCTTGGCGACGTTCCCACTGATACTGGCGCCGCCGGTCTTGGACACGGTTCCGCTTTTGCTGGCGCCGCCGGACTTGCTGATGGTGCCCTCTTTATCGACGGTCCCGGTTTTTGATACTCCGGCCGCGTTCGATTCGGTCGACGGATCGTATTCGACCTCAAACCATATTTCGCTTGTTATGGCAAAACTGGTTGACGCTGCGAACGCCCAGGTGTTCGCGGCATAAACGGTTGCCCAGTCGCTAATAGTGTACCAGCCAGTTTTCCTCACGATCCCGTCATGATACATCGTCACTTGGGCGTGGTTTACTCCCCCGACAACGAGCCCGAAAGTAGCCGGGCCATAAGTCCCGTCTACCTTGCACAGCCCGGCCACGCGCATGCGGATAGGCGTCCCGGAGACCCCAGAAGGCGCCGTCGCAAAAAAACGTATATTGGCCCCGCCTGACGCAAAGAGCGTCCCGGTCCCGCCATTCTGGCCGTTGATCGTGTTGTAACCGTAATCGTTCGGGCTGGTGATCGTTGCCCCGCTGGTCACGGTCGCCGTATCGGGTCGAACCGTGGTGGTAATCACTGACCGCGTATGAGCGTGCCCGGGCTCACTTATGACGATGCCGTCGCTGAGATAGATCCCGTCACTGACGGCAATCGTATCGCTAACCGTGATCCCATCAGATAGGCCGATGGTGTCGCTGACGGAAATCGTGCCGTTACTGACGCCGATGCCGTCCAGGACGGCGAGCAGGTCGCTGATCGTCATGCCGTCATTGACGCCGACGCCATCGTTGACCGTCAGCAGGTCGCTGATCGTCAGCCCGTCGTTGATCAGCAGCTGATCAAGCACAGCGATGGTATCGGAAATCGAGAGGCCATCGGCGACCATCAGCGTCACGGCCTGGCTGACGGTGATATAGCCGGGGATGGTGACAACCGCCTTGCCCGGGTACGAGGCATGGGCGTTGCCCGTTTGCCCGGTGTAGACGGTGGCAATGGCGGTGATATCGACTTCCGCCTCGCCGACCCGGCCGAACACCTTGTCGATACTATCGACCGGATGATCGGCGACCAGGTAAGCGAAAGAGGAGCGGCTTTCCCAGACCACCGCGCCTTTAAGGTGCGTGGTCGGAATTGTCGCGTTATAGCCCCGGGTCACGGTCAGGGTGTCGCCGCTGATCGCGGTGATCAACAGCAGCTCATCATCGACCTGGACGGTATCGCCGACCGACAAACCGTAAGCGTCGGAAACGCGGACGCTCGTGGCGGTGCTGCCGAGATTGACCGGCAAACTGGTCTGGACCCCGGCGGAGACGGCCAGGGCCGGAAGTTTTTTAACCGCGCCATAGACGATGGGGATCATCTTGCCGATATCGTCCGGGTCGGCATCGGGATACATGGCCCGGGTAATCGCCGTGCCGACGCTCCCTTGCAGCCGCGTGGTGGCGTCTTCAATCGAGAGTTCGACCGTCGTTTCGTCCGGCAAAGAAACGTCCCGCACATAGCCGCTGAACATGGCTTGCGGCGGGTCCGTCACGGCGTCCAGGCCGCGAAACCAGAGATAGAGGGTGCAGGGGGAAGCCTCCAGCTCGTAGGTGGTGGCGAGGGTGGCGATATGGGGGGAGGCGTCCGGGTCGACCAGGCAGGCAACGGGGATGTCGGCGACGCGGATCTCCGAGGTTGACCCGGAAATCTGCTCCCGCAGCTGCCCCCAACTCTTGATCCAGGCGCGAGTAGTGACGCCGCCGTTCCAACCGGAAATCGACACCACGCCATCGGCCAGATAGTAATCGACGCCCCCGGCGGTAAGCTTGAGAATCCAGATCGGTGCCGCCCCGGTCAGGGTGTTTTTTGCAGCGGTGAATCCGGCGGGAAAAGATCTCATAGGGAATCATCCTCAAAAACGCCGACCGTTGCCTCGTAGCGGTCCGGGCCGGTCTGCCGGTAGTCGATACGCGGCTGCGTGAAGCGCACGGTGCGCACGGTGCCAAGATGATCGGTCCAGGTGAAGACCCGCCGCATGCCTTCGACCAGCTGCAAAAAGGCGAGCAGGCCGGAAAGCTGCCCCTCGTTCAACCGGGTAAAGGGCAGGATCCAGGCGCGCCGCTGAAAGGTCGACTTTTCGTAGATCACCCGGGCGCCGCTGGAATAGCGCCCCAGGGGCTGGAAACGCTCGGTATCGTCCGAAGCGCTCCGCGCCGGGGAACTGTCGGCTTGCCAGCTGGTGACGCCAAAAACAAACGAGGTCGACATATCAGGACTCAATCATCAGCGAGAGTTCGACGGCGAAGCGGTCCGGGGTGATCTCCCGCACCGAAAGACGCGGCGAGGCGAAGCGCACGGTGATCTCTACCCCGTCCGGCTGGCGGTAGGTAAAGGCATTGCCCATGCCTGCGGAAACATCCCGGAACCATGCCCGCAGCCGCTCCAGATAGTAGCGATGCAGCCGGGGGAAACTCAGGGTCAGCAAATCATCCTCGGCATGCACCGCATAGCCGTAGAGGCTTCCCCCCGTCGCCCGGCCCGTCGCCTGGATCAGTTGCAGCGAACGCGGCGGGCGCTGGGGATCGCGCTCAAAGCTGTACGTTGCCCCGCCGAGGATAAAGGCCGCGATGCTGCCGGCGCCGCCGAAGTAGCCATCATCGATATAGCCGGAATCGACGTACATTAAATTTCGAAATCCTTACAGCTGACGATCATGATGCCGTCGCCGGGCCCTTCGGTGTATTCCTCTTCGGTGTTGAGTTTGCCTTGCAAGGCGGTCAGGGTCTTGATGATCTCCGGCCGGTCTTTGCAGTCGGGTTTGTGCGCGCACTGAGCGCAGCGGGCGTCAATCGTCCACATGGTAATCCTCCTAACGATAGCGGGCGGCGAGCCGCCTCAGTTCGGGTTCGATCTGCCGGGCCAGATCCCGCGCCGTGCGCTCGGGGTCGCTGCTCTGGCCTTGCATGCTGATGTTGATGGATGGGGCAATCGTCACGCTTCCCCCCTGCCCCTTCCCGGCATCCCCCCGGGTAACGACCTGCTCGCCGCGATGGAGCTGATAGAGGCCGGTACGCGGGACGTAGTTCGTGCCGATAGCGTAGCTGGGAGCATAAGAGCCGAAGGGTGCCGAAAGATTTTGAGCCGGGGAAGATTGCCCGATGCCAAGAAAGGATTTTGTTCTTGCTACGGTATTTTCCGCCAGGACAGAGACGGCCCCGGCGGTATTGCCGATGGCCTGACCAATATCGATGAAGGGCTTGGCGGCAAGCGCTCCGACATCGATCAGAAGCTCCATCACATCGACCAGGCCGCCTATAAATCCGACGATCTCGGCGCGGTTGGTATTGATCCAGTCCGCCAATTCGCGGAGTGTTTCGTTGACCGTCGGCGCCAAATCTTCCCCCAGCTCAATCATCACCTTGCCGACAGTGTTGTTCCAGATATCTTCCGTCGCCTCAAGGGTCCCTTGCCACTCTTTAAACGCGGCATCAGCAGCGCCGGTGTTGCCTTGCAGCTCTTTCATGGCGGCATCGTAGGTGGCAAATTCGCTGGACAGGAGCGGCGCCGCGCCGGTAAGTGCTTCGACGCTGCCGAGCATGGAGGCAAGGCCCTTGTCCGATGCCGTAGAGGTGTTAGAAAGAGCCGTCAGAGTTCCTGAAAATCCACGCGCCTCTATGGCCGCTTTGCCCGACTCGTGCCCCAGCTCCGCCAGGGCCTCGCTCATGGCCTTGTTCGGGTTGAGTAAGCTGACCAGGATCGCCCGCAGCTGCGTGGCCGCCTGTTCGGTGCTGCCGGCGGTCTGCGTGGTCGAACTCAGGGCCGCGCCCATTTCGTACTGACTGAGCCCCGCCTGTTTCGAGATGGCGGCGAGGTTGCCGATGACCGGGACCAGTTGCGAAACGCTGGTCTGCCCCATCTTTTCGATACCAAAGAGCAGATCGGCGGCATCGGCGGCGGTCTTGATCTCGCCACCATAGCCGGCCATCATCTTGGTGATCGCTTCTATCGCTTCGCCCTGTTCCACATGGGCGGCTTTCGCGGCCCGGGCCGCCGTCGTCAGCAGGTCAATCGCCTGTTTCGGCTCGGTCACCCCGGCGCTGATCGTCTGGTAATAGCCTTTCATCAACTCGGTAGCGCTGCCCATCTCCGGCGGCAGGGCCATGATCGCTTCTTTCGCCGCGCCCAGATCGCGCACGCCGACCTTGCCCAGGTCGGTCAAGGCCGTTTCGAATTCTTTCGCCTGCTGCACGGCCTCGCGGCCAATGTTGAAAGCGCCATAGGCGACCCCGGCGGCGGCCATGATCGTGCCCATGTTGGCCCGGAACTTCTCCGCCATGGTCAGGCGCTTGCCGTACTGATCGGTGTCGATGCCTTGCAGTTGATCGGCCAGGCCCCGTTCCGCCCGGGCAATCTCCGAAGCGCTGGCGGTGCCGCTGGCCTTGATGCGATCATAGGCCCGCTGCGCGCTCTGCCGTTTCGCCTCGAAAACCGCGTCGCTCTTGGTGCCGAGCTGGTCGAACTCCCGTTCCAGCACATCGGCGACGTTGCTGCCGGTGCGCTGAAGTTCCCGCAAAGCCTGTTCAGCGTTGCGGGAATCCCCCCGGATGATCAGCTGTATGTCCTTCGCCATCGGGTTTCCTTTGCTGGGATAGTTCGTTTTCGATCAGGGCCAACAGGGTCAGGTCTTCGCGGTCGACCTGGCAAATCCGGCAGACCGTGCCCGGGTCGACCGTTGGGGCCAGGGCCATGAGCAGCCCGCGAATCTGCATCACCCGTTCCCCCGGGGGAGAGAGGCGCGGAATCCGGCAACCGGCTTCCGTCTCGCAATCGGGCGTTATGTCATCCACCTCCAGAGCCTCCCGGCATTCATCACAGCTGATGCCGGGGAAATCCGCCCGAGCCCGAAGGTGGCTGATCAGTTTTTTTCCGTTTCCGCCGCCTCCGACGCGGCGAGAATGCCGACGCTGACGCAAGACTCGGAGATAAAGCGGGAGAAGGCGCCCCACTTGCGGACCAGGGTTTCCAGGTTCTCCGGCGTGCAGGGGAAGTCCTGCCCGTCCACCTCGAAGCCCTTCCAGTCGACCACCGCAGCGGCGGCAATCATGCAGTCGGCGGCGATGGGATCATATTCGCGGGTTTCTTTGCGCGTCTTCGGATCGAGCTTGACCACCACCGCCCGCCGGCCAATGTCGACCAGCACATCACGGGGGACGTAGCGGATCAGCACTTCCGCGCCATCCTCGAAAGGCACCCAAGCGGTAAATTCCTGTTTCGTCAAAGCCGAAATATCCATCACACCTCACAGGTAAAAAACGGGGCCGTTTCCGGCCCCTATTCCAAGGGCCTCGGCTAGGCGAGGGGGTTGGTTGCTCTCTGGTTCGTGCCGGTGATGCGGAAAGGCGCGGTCAGTCCGGTCATGCCCGCCGGGGCGACGGATGCCCCATGCACCACGAATTCGACCGGCTCCTTGATGATGCCGTGTTCGTCGACGATATCGACGCTGCGCATTTGCAGGTGGGGGAATTCGAGCTTGAACATGCGCGAAATGCCCGTTTCGATCTCCGCGCCGGTGAAGGTGATATCCATCTTCTTGCGGGTATCATCCCCCAGATCGGTGATNCGCGTNGCCCCGGTGTGCTTGGGAAATTGCATTTTCAAATCAACCGTCGGCACGCCGTCGTTGACCGGCTCATCNATNAGNTCNTGACTNTTNGCCCCGCCGGTGACGAAGCTGCCNTAGGTGCCGGTCAGGGTACGCTTGGCCGTCAGTTCGAAGCTGGAAGGGCCGATAATNTCGCCGGCGGCGAGGGCGATATCGTCCTGATCGTTCATCCTGAACACGCCCTGGGCAAACTGGATGCGGTGGCGGGTTTCGGCGATGGTGACATTGACGAAGCTGGTCAAGTCGTTGACACCATCGATCTCGACATTATTGCCGACGCATTGCGCGATGAGCTGCAAGGGCTTGCCCTGCTCGCCTTTGATCGTCAGGCCGGCCACCTTGAGCCCGGCAACCTCGGAAACATAGGTCTTGTAATGCCGGGCGAAGGTGGCAAAGAGACCGTCGGTATTTGCCGCCAGGGCATAGCTGTAGTCATAACTGGAAAGCCCGGCGCCGTGCAGGGCGGGAACCCCCGCCGTGCCCATAAACAAAGCCAAGAGCAGATCGCAGCCGTCATAGCGCAGATACAGGGGAAGATCCCCTTCGACCTTCACCGCCCCTGGCGTTCCGTCCTGCGACCAGAACAGCCCCAGGCTGTCATCTACCTCAATCGGCGCCTCCCGACGGATGCCCGCCGGCAGAGCCAAAAAGCCATCCCCCGCGCCACAGGCAACGGCCGTGCCCCAACTCGAGGCTTTTTTTAATGCGTACTTCAGTTCGATTCCGGCGACTCCGGCCATGATCTATATCCTCCTATGCTGTAGGTTGCGGGTCAAAGCTCCCAGGCCGGGGAGCGGTAGTCGATACGGATTTTGACGATGCCCGCGCCGATCTCCCGCCCATCGGGATGGATCTCAATTTCGGTACTCTCCAGGGTGGTCCAGGCATCGGCGAGGCCATCCCACTCGGGATCGACCCCCACCGCCGCCAGAATATCTAGGAGCGCGGCCGTCGCCTGTCCGACCGGATCGGTGCCGGAAACGAAGCCGACGATATCCACCTCCAGGGCGTGGGCCTGCCGTCCGACTTCGACCTCGCCGGTATCCTCGGCATAGGCCAGGGTATCGGCAAAGCCGATGCAGGGCATATCCTCGGGGAGCACATCGCCAATGCGCCAGGGCATGACATCGCGGCCGATATCGGTGCTGAAGGAATGGACCTTGCCGGTCCCGAAAATAACGACAGACGCCCCGGTGCGAATCGTCGCAAGGCGCGTCTCGACTTTGTTTCTCAGCTCTTCACGGATGCTCATAGCGGGGCCAGTTGCAGGGTCGACATGCCCGGGGTCGGGTTGCCGTCCTGCGGTTCGATGTGACGATAATTCGCGCCGTCAATGGTCAGGGTGTCGCCGCGCTTGAGGGCCGCACGGTCGGAAGTGGTGCAGATGAAAGAATGGTTTTGACTACCGACCTCGAGCACGCCCATGCGTTCCGGGCGGTAAGGCGAGCGCAGCACGCCGCGCAAGCTCCAGGCCGCGCCGGCACCGGCCGGGGTCACGGTCGCCGTCGTCGCGATCTCATCACTGGTGAAGATCTCGCCGATATCGCCGAGCAGATCATCCTTGAGGCTCATGGCTTCCCTTTGCGTTTGTCAAAGGTCCGCGCCCCGGTATAGCCGAGGTAGCCGACCGAAAACATCCAGTAAAGCTCCTCCGGTATCCCGGAAAGCCAACCGGCCATTCCCGCCACTACTCCGGCGGCGACATCGGGCCGCCAGGCATGGACCAGGCCCATGGGGATCGCCGCCAGAATCATCAGGTACATCACGTAAAGAAAGGACGGCCGCGCCCGGCTGGTCCAGGGGTCGGCGCTCTGCGCTTCGGCGATGATGGCGGCCATGCTCGTTTCCAGCTCTTTCAGGCCACCCTCTTGCTGCATGCGCAAGAGTTCGAGCTTGGCGCGGTCCGCCGCTTCCTTGTCGGGAAAGATCTTGTCAATGATCTTCGACCCGAAAGAAAAGACGCTGCCCAGTCCGGTCAGATCCATCAAACCCTCCGCAGCCAGCCGCGAAAGAATTTCAGCTGCATGGCATCGCGCATGACGATCTCGTGATAATGGCCGAATTGCAGACCCTTCAAGGTGGTCAGCATGGCCGCTGCGCCGAAATCAGCGACGGTCTTGTTCACGGCTTCCACCGTGATCGGGCCAATGATGCCGTCTTCGACCAGCGAAGCGCGCCCGACCAGGTTGCAAGCATGTTGCAGCCACTTGGCGGCCCGGCTGCCACCGGCATTGACGGCGCTGTCAAAGACTTCTTCGGCGACATCCTGATTCTTGATCCGCTCCAGGTGCAGCCGCTCCCAGAAAAACTTCCGGTAGAACTCCGCCACCTGCTCCATGAGCATGGGAAAGCCGAGCAGATCGGCGGCCTTACCCTTGCGGTAGAGATGCGCGTCGACCATGGCCCACCCGTCCCACCCCGGATGATGGCGGCGGCTGATACCGCAAAAGGTTTCCCCGCCGCGATCATAGGGGTCATTCACATAGCCGCCTTCAGACGCCAGGGTCTTGCGGAAGGCAGGGACAAAATCAGCCATTCTGGCGCTCCTCGGGATCGTAGTTGCGGCGACCACCGCCATGGATACCGCCGACGCTGTGCATACCTTCCAGGGTGGAGATGCGCCGCTCGTGGTCATCACCTCGCGTGAACAGCCTGGCGCTGGTCATATTGAGTTCCTTGATCTGGCTCTTGAAGTCGTTCAGCAAGCCCCGGATACTCCAGAGGAAGTAGCCGCTGAGAAGCAGAACTGCAATTTGCAAGAACCAGGTATCCGCGTTTTCGAGCATGCGCCGGTGCCTTCCCTGTCTAAAAGTTACTGGCCGTCTTTCTCCGGGGTCTTCTCCGGGGTCTTCTCCGGGGCCTTCGTCTTCTTGTCCGCCGCCACCGTCGGGCGCGCCTTGCCCAGGTTCAGCAGCAGTTTCACGTCCGCCTCTTTCAGCAGATCGACGGACACCACGGTGCCGACCGCCAGCAGGCGAGAGCCGATCTTGGTGCTGCGCAAAATGGTCAGTTCGGTGATTTTCTTCATGGGATTCTCCAGGGATAAGGGAGGAGCAGGGCTTCCGGCGGCCGGTCAAGCACCGCCGGAAGCCCTATCCGGTTTAAGCGGTCATCACGTCTTCAGCCGCCGCGAAGGACTGCGGATGGCGGATGGCAACGTCGCAGAGCAGGTTGCTGGTGATCTCGACCAGGCCCTGTTTCTTGAGGGCGTAGGGGTCGACCAGCAGCTCGAGCACGCCCCACTCACCGATCAACACATCGGCGAAGTTGCCGAAGAGGATGGCGGAGAGGATCGAGACGGAACCGCCCTTGCTCAGGGTGCCGGGCACCTGGGTCGAAACCGCCGCCCGGTAGCCGTTGACCTCGCCGAAGCCGGCCGCTGCGCCGCGCTCCCAGATCATGGTTTCCTGACCGGCGACCTTCGGGGTGGTCTTGAGCTTGCCGCGCACCTTGGGATTGGTCAGGTAAGCGAGATTGCCGATGTCGGCGTTATCGACAGCGACCTCGGTTTCGAGTTTGACGATATCGGCCCAATCGAGCACCGCGCCGTCGGGATCGCCACAGACGACCGCGCCAATGCCGGTGGTGTTGAGGATTCCGGTCGGGGCGTCGCCGCCGGCGCCATTGATGGCCGCCAGGTCGAGGCCGGTGGCGTTGACCGCCGCCAGGTCGGCGCGCAAGAACTGCTCGATGGAAAACGAGCTTTGCGCCAGCAGCTGCTTGGAGTAAGGGACGGTGGCGATGGCGTTACGCGGGGTCAGCTTGACCTGACCGAACATGCCGGTCGCGTCCGTATCGGCGGAATCGGCGCCGGGATTCTCGCCAACCCAGCTGAGGGTGGCGGATTTTTCCTGACGGGGGAAAGACAGGTCGCCGGTCAGACCGTCCAGCACCTGAGCGCCGAGGGTCTTGATCATCAGCTTCGCCCGCAGCATTTCGATCAGCGGCATCACCGAGGTCTGCACGGTATAGCCACCATCAGCGGCGGTGCCGGCAGTCGCCGGGGCGCGCACGCCAATGCTCGTGGGGATGTAAATCCCCGAGGTCGACCGGCCCAGCTTCTTGGCGATGGTCTGGGAAATTTCCCGCTCAAACCCGGCATCGGCGCCATTATCGCAAAAGCTGTTGATGGCGCGGAGGATCGAATACTGACGATCTTCCTTGTCGTTCAGCAGACCGCGCACCGGCTCGGGCACGTCGGTCGGCTGCGGAGTGCCGAGGCGCTCCAAAATAACGCCCTGGAATTCCTGGGCGCTGCGGCCGTTATCGCGGAACTGGCGGGCCAGATCGGCGACGCCGCCCACCTGGGGGAAGCGTTTAGCCAGGGCGTCGATGGACTGCACGCGCTGACGCTCACGGGCGAGGATCGCGCCTTCGTCAACGGACGGGGGAACGGGGGCCGCGCCGCGAGTTTCCGGCGCCGGGGTCGGGGTGTTCTGGTTGTCGGTAATAGGCTCCATGGTTCTTTCCTCCTGTTGGTTAGGTTCGAGCACGGTTTCGTGGGCAAAGCTGCTATCTTCGGAGCGACCGACACCCACGGAAATATCCGCAGGGATCGAGACGCTGGATATTTCGAGGGGCTCCCAATCGGTGGCCCGGTAAGTCTTCACGCCGTCTTGTTCGTTTTCGAGGCGCATTTTATGGATGATGTAGCCGACAGAAATGTTGGGCCGGATGCCGTCCTGAATGTCGTTGAAGAGCTCTTCCCCCCGAACGCTCCGGGAGAAGCGCACCCGGGCCACGCCCCGGCGGCCGTCAAT